TTAATAATTTTCATGATAATACTCAATTGTTTTTAGAAGACCGTCATCCAGTTTTGTACTCACAGTCCAAGAAGTTTCTTTTAGTATCTTACCATTAGATGTTGAATATCTTTCATCATGTCTTGGTCTATCTTCGATGTAATTTATTTCACACTCTTTGTTCATAAGGTTTGCAATCCTAAGAACAAGTTGTTTATTTTGTAAGGTAAAATCACCACCAATATTATATCTCTGCCCCAATCTACCTACTTCCCAAAGTTCTATAAGGGCCTCACAATGATCATCAACATAAATCCAATCACGAACTTGTGTTCCAGAACCATATACATCAACAGGTTTACCATCCATGATACTCAAAATAGTTTTGGGTATCATCTTCTCTGGATGTTGTCTTGGTCCATAGTTATTAGAACAATTAGTAATGATTGTTGGTAACCCATAGGTGTTGTGGTATGCCATTACGAAATGATCACTGGCTGCTTTAGAAGCAGAGTATGGATTTCTTGGATTGTATGATGAGTTTTCATTAAAAGAACTAAACAAAATCGATCCAAATACTTCATCAGTAGAGATATGCATAAACCCATCTACATCATGCTCTAATGCACACTGAAGAAGATTGACAGTCCCTAAAACATTAGATTGTACAAAAGGTTTACAATCATTGATTGAGTTATCTACATGACTTTCTGCAGCAAGGTGAAAGACTTGTTCAATATTTTCCTTTTCAAATACATATTGAATTGCTTCCTCATCACTAATATCTGTTCTGTAAAACTTTACATAGTCTGGAAGATTTCTTTCATCAGATGCGTAAGAAAGTTTATCAACACATATCACTTCCGTATCTTCTTGTTCAAGATGACGAAGAAGATTACTTCCAATAAATCCTGCACCGCCTGTAACTAGAATACTCATTGGTCCTCATACTTAGTAAGAAGTTCTGGTGAGTATTGTTCTAATACCTCCCCAGGAACTAGTTCTGTTCTTTTGGCATTCTCTAATGTATAAACTCTATTCCTGAGTTCAGTAGAAGAATACTTATGTCGTCTCAAATGATAATGTAATTCGATATTATTATCGATACAGTATTGTTTTCCTGTAAAGTCTCTGTCCTTATACTCTTCACTCAAAAATCTAATGTCTAGTGTTTGAGTTTTGATTAGATTGATAAGGTCATCTTCAGTTTCATATACCAGAATCTCATCAACATACTTACAACCTTGGAGTTGAACATACCTTTCATACACACTCTGTGTGGGTTTGTTCTTGATACCAGGTCTGTCAATAGTTGGATCAACCTGTAGTGCTACTATAAGATAGTCACAGAGTTCTTTTTCCATCTTCAACATGGTTACATGTCCCGCATGAAATAAATCAAAGGAACTACAATTAAATCCAATCTTCATTATAACAAGATTAACCTGTCTATCTATCCTACTAAAAAAGGAGGCCTTTGTCAAGACCTCCTGAGCTCCATGCACGCCACTTACTCTTTAGAGAAGCAAGAAACTCTTTACTACTCGATCACAACTTACCTTTAGACAGTTTCTCAATATTGAGGGAGGTATTCAACTTCAAAACTCTAATGAGTTCATCTAGTCTATCATCACTACCACCACTAGATGGGTGTTTTGTCTCACATGAAGCCTTAAGGGCTTTGAGTTCAGTCTCAATAGCCTTTAGTCTTGTCTCAACTTCAGTATCATATTGAGACATATATGCACCAGATGCAGATACTTTTTTCGTTGCCATAGTTTTAAATTAGATCTACTTTATTTAGAAATTACAGAGAGTTTTTTATAACATCTCGTACATAACAAGGAACACCAGATGGGTCTAACCATTTAGCATATTCTTGGTCTTCAATAGCAAGAAGAAGTTGGTCTCCATTGTCAAACAAATAAATGTCAGAGTATTTTTTATTATACTCATTCACTTTTTGTAAACGAAAATCGGGTTTACCATTCAGTTGAATGTAACCCTTTTGAACAAAACGATATGGAAACCGTTCATGAATTACCGTAGTTTGATCACTCACACTTCCACACTCTCAAGGTCTTCTGCAATACAATCAATGAGAATATCATAATCATCGAGAGGATCTCCAGAAAAAGTTACACCGTCATTCTCATAAAATTTACGTACCTTTTTGAAAAGTTTTGGATTCTTTACGTCAAGGAAGAACTCTCCTTTCACAGCTGATCGAAGAGTCGTGATGTCTTTTTTGAACTTAGAAGTAATAGTCATTGTCTTTCGTATTGACCTTAGTAGTATAAGGGTTTTGACTGTAGAAGTCAAGAGGACAGTCTGCGAACTGGCCCCAATGCTTCTTGTGAGGATCGAACTCACCTTAGGCAAATTATGAGTTTGCTGCATTCACCAGATTGCTAAAGAAGCGAATAAGAACCTAAGAGGCTTCGTTATTATGTTCTGTGTATATACGCAGAGTCTCATCATCAGCAGGCATCATTACAGCAGCCTGTCCGTTCTCATTGACTATACCAAAAGTCTCTCCATTCTCTACCCTTTCCATCAACTCATCCCACCTATCTTGATACTCTTTTACAGTAAAGACTTCCATCATCTCATTTGTAGTTGATTTATTTATTGTACCGTTACCGGACTTCAAAGTCAAGTCTCTTTACCTTTCTCCTCCTTCTCTCCTCTTGATAGAGAAGTTCCTGAGTAGAGAAATGACTATCAAGTTTTCTCTCTACATTGTTAGTGACCATTACAACTTTATCCAAGTCTTTGGCTCCAATTTTATCACCCACAATACTCATTTGATTTGGGCAACCACAGAACTGAACTTTACTGGTACTAGTAAGTTCCTTTCTACATTCTTTACATCTAATAGTAATCATAGTAGTACCTTTAATAACTGACCCACTAGGACTCGAACCTAGGACAACAGAGTTAACAGCTCCGCGCTCTACCAACTGAGCTATAGGTCAATGAATGCTCAGTAAGGTTTTCTTTTTTGTTCCTTACAGAGTTTGAAATACATCTTATAGTATCTATTACACATCTCTCTCACTACATCTTTGTCATCATCAAAACCATTTATACGAAGATGATGATAACTACCTTCTAGATCACTGATGAGTAATAAAATATCAACAGGATTCATAGAGTGTGTAACCAACCAGTAACAATATATTTGAGCTCAGATTTAGGTGGATATCCACGATGAATAAATGGCCAACAGGCAGGGAAGAGAACAAATTTACCAGCCTCTGGTTGTACTTTAGTCCCATCAACAAATTCAGTGTAACCGTCTTTTTTGACATCATTTAGATACCAAATATAGGTTGCCCACCTTACTCCATTGTCGATAACATATTGTCCACTTTGAGCATCATCATGCCAAGTGTATCCAGCCTTGGGAGATGTACGTTGGATTTGATATCCACTATCTGAAATATTCTTGAACCCTATAGGACAAGGTAGATCAGTTCTCTCAAGATATTGGTTCATATGATGGTGAAGTGATTCATAAAATACCTTATCCTCTTCCTCCCAATTAGATATATGAGAGATATTAAGATCTAATGAATCTTTTATATTAGTATCTACCCGTATAGTTTCACTACGTCCTACCATACCTGGTTCACTTCTATCATCAGTCTCAAATTTATCAATAACCTGTTGACAAAACTCTGGTGTCAGAGCATTATCTCGTATGTATATAAAATCGGAAAGAGTAATATTCATAATTCGAGTATTGAATTGGGTGGGTAGAAGGATTACATTATACCTTCAACAGAGGGGTCTCACTAATGTAAGTTCTTCCTCTGAACTTTCAGGACTCTTGGTAAGAGTTCACATGCCTCCTGTCTCCAGGTCACATGGTGGCCACCACAGCCTTCCCTACTATACAATGTTGGGTGCTTGACCACACCAACTTTTCTGTCATACCCTATGGAGATGATCAATCTCCAAAGCCTTCGACCCGACTTGAACGGGTGACCTGCTGTTTACAAAACAGCTGCTCTATCCAACTGAGCTACAAAGGCATACGTCTCAGGCTGGATTCGAACCAGCGACCGACTGCTTAGAAGGCAGTTGCTCTATCCTGCTGAGCTACTGAGACAAGTGGTAGTTCCTATCGCCGCTGACCCTGAACTACCAAGGGGGTCACCGCAGTCAAGAGTTAAGACCTATTCCTGAGTTCCAACCGTTAGGACCCTCTTGGAAGTTCTCAGAGCCTCCCTGTGTCTCTTGGACAGTGGTCCAACTCTCGGTGGCTATCTCGTACATCTGTTGATGAATGTTTTCTGGCTCATTAGGATGTACGGGATTGGTCTCCTCTGTCGCCTTGACCTCTTTAGTATAAGCGATTTCCTTCGGAGTGTCAAGTGCTTCTTCCTGAGTGTCAGCTGACAAGGTTGAATTGATGGCTGGACCAAACCAAGGATCATCTTCCAACACATCAGGAGCAACTATAGTCTTATGTACTTTACTGAATGTATTCTTAATATTATCAAGATATGTTTTCAATTTACTCATAGTTCTTCATGTACTGTGACTTTGACCATCTTTGCATAATAGTCATGTGCATAACTTTCACGATAACCTTTGATACCCCAACCTAACCATCTATATGCAGGACGCATATATTGACTAATACTTTGGCCATGTCCAGCAAAACTAGGTAGGACTTGTTGGAACTGTGGTTCATTGACCATCCAACGAACCTGACAATCTAATTCACTTGGGTTACAATTATACTTAATAGCAAAGTTTCCAAGTCCCCTATAACGACCAATAGAAGTCCATTGGATCAAACCATAACCTCCACTATAACATCGTTCATAAGGAACACGAGCCCCTCCTTCACAAATGTTTGAATTAAAGTTAGATTCTGATTTGATATTACCCATAATTGTTGCAAGGGCATTACGATCCTCAATGGGTGTATACTCTTGTAGTTTTGAAAGAACATATCTCTCGTTAGTAGTACAGTCAGGACAATCCCATTTCTCCACAACAATCTCTACAGGTTGTGGTTTTACTGGTTCTTCCTCTACGATTTCTTGTACTACTGTTTCTCCAGTAACTTCGGCAAGATGATCATCAAGTCTTGTTGATGCAACACATGCACCACCGAGTATTGTTGCTGAAACAGTAAGGCAAGTAAAAAGTTTTCTAGTCATTAACTTAATTAATAAAATTCAAGTAAAGTTTATTTATTGTAATAATCCTTTCGGTAGTACCGTCCAAGGATGTTGGAATTGTAGTACAGGGGGGTCCCGTCTGTCAAGGGCTGGGACAGGACCTCGTTCAGAAACAACTGACGTGTCTCCTCAAAGTTTACTTTTCCCTTGGTATTATGTAGGGACAGTATCTCTCTGGAGAAATGGTCCTTACCATACTTAGTCACGTCCTCCTTCAGTTCAGGACATGACCCATAGTATTTCTTCCAGTCAGACTCTGACTTTACTTTTCGTTTCTTCCCTGGTGGTTTTCTAAACGACCAAAAATACTTTCTCCCAATGTACTGTCGTTGGTTTGAGAGATTGGTAATGAGATAAACAAAGCCATAGTTGTCCCCAATAAGAGACCCATCAAAGGGATTGCCCAGATAGACCCATGGGTTTTCGTAATCACACACTCACTATTCTTCATAGTCCTGAAATATGTAGTCATCAATT